GCTACAACTCAAGAAGGTGATATTCAAATGCAAATTGAAGACACTAGTATGGTTGATCAAGACTTGTTTGATGAAAGACAACAAGAACAAGATACTAAACCTATATTTTCTAAACTTAGAAAAAAACTAGGTATACAAAAAGATAGTGATTTTTATAATTCTATATTAGAGTCTGCGCGTAAAGCTTTGATAAGAGCATACAATACTGGTGATACTGCTAGGAATATACAAAGAAGTTTACAAAATGAAGCTAATACTTATTTGTTTAAAACAGTAAAAAATTTTTTAGGCACAAATAATTATATATCAAATTTAAAACAGTTTAGAGAAGCAATAGTTGACGCTGTATTTACAGCTGATTTAGTTCAACTAGAAAGAGAAGTTGCCGATGCTGATAGAGTTTTTACAAAGTTTGATAGAAAGCTTACTAGCAAGCAAGAAGTACAAGGCGCTGTAAACAAAAGACTTTTACCAAAGCAAGCTTTAAATGTTATAGATAAAGGTCAGTCTGTAAATCTTTACAAAAAAGTAATGCCTACAGAAGAACAGTTTATAAAGTTTTTTGATCAACCGGCTATAAACCCACAAACAGGTAAAAGATCTGGTTTAAAAGGTACTAGAAAAGATGGTTTATCAAAATATTTAGCTGGCGCTTTAAACTTTGATGCTACAATGCAAGTTGCACAAGAAGATGCTGTTATACAAAAAAGACAACAAATAGCTGATTTAAAAAATGTAAACATACCAGAAAATGACTTACAAGTATTATCAGATGTAATAGATAGACCTATTAATTTAAAATTATCTAGAAGTTCTAAAAAAATAGTTAAAAA